GAAGATTGTTGTGAATTTTTTGTATTAATTTCTTCTTCTCTTGAAGAATCTTGTTTATCATCATTATCTTCAGTATTAATACTAAATGGAGGAAATACAATTTCCTTTGGTGGATTACTTCTTCTACGTCCTCTAGAAGATTTATCACCTAATATGTATGCTAGTTCTGGATCTTTTCCTATTATTTTCCATACTGATTTTAATGCATTTAGAGAATTCAAATTTGAAAAATGACCAACACCAATAATTCTTGATTTTAATAATTCATCTATTTTTTGATCTGATATTTTTGATATAACTAATGATAAAAAGTCTGTCCATTGTTCAATATTTTTTGAATTTAATATTTCTATATTTTTGATAATATCGATTTCTGAATCATTATCTTTAAATATCTTTAAATTATCTCCAGCTATTTTTATTGCCCAATTTGGTGGAATTTTTAATTCATTTGATTCAAAATCTTCAAAATTATTTATAAAATTTTCACATTCAAGAAATTCTTCTTGAATAAATATAATTTTGTTTTCATCAAATGATATCCAATTATCATCATTTGAATTATTGTTTTCATTTATTCTTTTATTAATCCAAATTTTAGCTCTAGGGAGCTTTATTTGCAATAATACTTCTTTTGATATATTATCACTATCTGGAAATAAGAAATATGAATTTTCTATTAGTGATTTCCACCAATCAACAGATGCCCAACATGTAAAATGCCAATATTCTTGAAATTTGGATTTAATTAATGGATCTTTCATATTTTTTCTATCTTCAATATATTCTGCCATAATTTCTTTATCAACTCTTGGAATAGATCCATAAGTGCATAAAAGCATTAATTTTTCTGGTTCTTGTAAACTTAATCCTTTAACTCCATGTAATTTCAAAAATATTTCATTTTTTAATCCATATTTGTTTTTAAATAAATTTTTATATTCAATAGAATTATTTTCTGGTGTTATTTTTAATATAACAGGTAAAAATATGATATTATCTTTATTATCTTCATTATCTTCATTTTTTTCTATTTTTTCATTTTCAATAATATTATTATTTATAATATTTGTTTTCTCTTTATTTTCATTGATTTTTTGAATATTATCGATTTTATTTTCTGGAATATCTTCCATATTTTGATTTGTTTTCATATGTTTTTTCAAAATAACTGGTTCTTCATTTGTTTTAGAATCAATAACTAAATCCTCATCACTATCATCTATTATTATCATTTTTTGACTTTTTTATTTTTAATAATTTTATGTTTAACATATTGAAAAAATAAATTTTTTCGAAAATTATTGAAAATAAATGAAACTGATTTATTATTATTATTATTATAAATGATTTATTATTTATTATAAATGATTTATTTTTATAAATATTTATTTAATAAATTAAATAAATTAATTTGAATTAGTTTTCAAATATTGTTTTTTTGGTAAAAATTCTATTGTTTTTTTCTTTGATAATTTAGTATATAGAAATAATAATAAATATTTTATTACCTTTATAGATATTTTTAATAAATAATATAACATTATAAAATAAATAATAGTTAATATTAATACTAAAAATGAATGAAATCTATCATAAATCATTCCTTGACATTGTAATTTATTTGTTTCTGATTTATCCCAAAAATATTGATCACTAACATTTGATATTTGTGAACAAATTTCTGAATAGCTTTTACTATTCCAGAAACCTATATTGAGTAAACTTGGACCATGTATATATAGATAAAATAATGGTGTTATTATGAAATAAAAATAAATTTTATGAAAAAACGATAAAAAAAGTTTTAATACCTGATATTCATTTATATTAATATTGTTTGTAAAACTATTTATAATTTCAATATTTGAAATTAAATGAGAATTATCAATATTTAATATAGTCAATTGATTTGCTGGTTCCATGAAAAATTCTAATATTATAAAGTTATTATAAAATCCGTTATTTTTCAGAATTGATCTACTCTATTAACCCTTAAAAAATTTCAAATAATATTTTCATTATTTATAAAATTATTTATAACATTAATTTTATTGTATAGTTTTATTAAATAAAATTTCAAAAAATATTAAAAATATTTTTGAAAATTATAGTAAATAAATAAAAAAATGATAAAAAAAATAGAAAATGAAATATTGATAATAAAAATTTATTTAAAAGCATTATATTCAACAAAAATTGGATTTTATATATTATCATTTCCATTAACAATATTAATGATGTTATATACAAGCTTAGTTACTTTTATAACATTATCATTAATGTCAATAAAATTTAATAAATTTATGATTCCAATTGATATTTGTATACCATATATTCCAATTGATATTGCATTTAAACATATTTTAAATATATCCTTTATATTTCATTTATGTTCTTTATTTATAATTCCGGAAATTGAAATAAATATTCTGACTAATATTAATTTTTTTATAATTATAAAAAATTTTATTTTTAATGAAAAATTATTATTTGTAAATTCATTAAGAACAGAAAAAATAAATAGGGCAATACAAGAATCAAGATAAAAATTATTTTGTTTCTTTTATTAATTATAAAAACAAATATGAAATTATTAATATATATTAGAGCATTTTTTGATACAAAATCTGGAATAAATATTTTTGTTTTTTTTATTATTAATCTAGCATCATTATTAATTCAAATTACAAAATATTTATTAATATTTGCATTTATTTGTTATAATTTTATTATGAACTTATCAAATTCAATATTAAATGATTTTTATGAATATATTTCATTTAAAGAAATATTAATTTTCAATTTAATTTGTTCGATATTAATTTATTCAATATTCTTTTATTTTGATAATTATAATCAACCAATAGAATTCACTTTAAAGAATTTTATTCAAAGAGAAAAAATAAGTTTTTCACAATCAATTATGTATCAATATATGAATATTGCAGATAGAAAAGCCAAAAGAATATAATAAATCATTTATCATATTTTAATTTTAAATATTCTTCATTTGTCAAAATCTTATTAGTTACAATAAATCTTTTTTCGATTAAATTATTTTCCAAATTTTCGAAATCCCAACACGTTATTCCATTAAAAACTTTTCTATAAACCCAATACACATCTTCCGATTTTCCTTTTAATATATTCTTTTTCATCATATAATCAATATTTGATTATGTTTTAATGGATTTTAACGTTTTATTAGATATATCTAAAATAATTATTCTTCCAGAATTAGTTATTTCTATAATTTTATCAAATGAATCACAAGATTCAATTTTGTTTTCTATTGTTTTTTATTATTTTCATGTTTATTCAATAAAATATTTTTGAAAATTTCATATAAATATTTTTAAATGATTTATTTAATATTTATTAAATAATTTAATGATTTTGTAAATTAATTATTATTTTTATTAAGTCTTTTGGAAAATAATGACTTAATATCCAATATTTATAAAAATAATAAGATGGGCTATTCATTTCTAGATAGTAATCTAATCTTTTACTTAATTGATTTATATTATTTTTATAATATTTTATATTATTTTCAATATTTTCCAAATCCATTAAATATTCATCAAGATTTTTTGCTTTCTTTAACGATAACATTAAATCATCAATTTTCGTTAATCTATCAAAACTATATAATTTTCTTTTATGTATTTCATTTTCATATATAGATTCTGGATCTCTATAATCAACATATGCATTATTCAAATTAATATTTTTTTCTATATTATTAACAATATATTGACTTAATAAATCCATATTTTCTATTGGTAAAAAAACTAAATTCATCGTTTCACTTATAAATAAGGCTTGATCTGATATATTTGTTTTCATATAATATACTTTTTCTTTTACATCTCGCTTTTCAACACATGTAAAATAATTTGGATGAATAATATTGAGAAAAATATCTGATGTTATATAGTCATAATATTTAATCATAATATCATTAAAATTTCCAATTATTACTATATTATTATATGTTTTCTTAAATAATTTGATAATATTATTTAATATTTTACTATTTTTCTTAACATTAGTATTTATAAAATCAACGCAAATAATGCAAATTTCTTTTTCTTTTTCTAAAATTTTGGAATTATCATTTAATTTAACGATAATAACTGGAAATATATTATTTTTTTCATTTATTTCACTAATTTCATTTAATTCACTAATTTCATTTAATTCACTAATTTCATTTAATTTAGATGTTAGAAATGAATCAATAATATTTAATTCATTTAAATTTTGCAAAATTATTGTAAAAAATTGCTCATTTAAATATTCCGATTGTTTATCATGTAATATAATATAATTTGGTAATAATTTCCGTATTTGATTTATAAATTCTTTATCAACATTTGAAATAATAAAAATTTTTATATTATTATTGCATATTTCATTTAAAATAATTGATATCTGTTGATTAACCTTTAATAAATAAATTTTATCAGAATTAGATTCTTTGCATAAAGATCTCAATTCTTTTTCATTAAATATTTTCCAAAATGCTACTTTTAAATTGGAATTTTCGCATTCAATTATAAATTGAATCTGAGTATGATTGGATAAAATAATATTATCATCTAGAGAAAAATCACAATTTAAAAGAAAATTATGTTGTAATAATACATCTCTTTTATGTGAAGAAATATAAACACTATTATTATACATTTTTATGAAAAATTCATTTTTTATTTATATTTATGAAATTCATTTAATAAATTGAATAATAAATAATAAATATTTGTTATATTTAAATCATTTAAAAATATCAAATCATTTCAATTTGAATAAAAAATATTATAGAAGTTATAAAATAAATTATTTTAAATAAAATATTTAATTTATCAAATAATTAAATCATTTATTAATTTTAAATCATTTAATATTACAAATATATTAATATAAATAAAATAATTATTTTTAAACACGAAAAATATAAATTTTTTTATTAATAATAAATATTTTATTTTATAAATTATTTATTCTAAAGAATTATAAATGATTTAGATTTTATATTAATATATTTAAATAAATTAATTATAAAAACGATTTTATTTATTAATAAAAATGAACAAAATATAATTTAATTAAGCATGTTTTATAAATGATTTATTATTTTATAAATGATTTAATGAATAATATCAAAATAATGGTGATTATATTAATGAATAATAAAGAAGATTTATTGAGAGATTTATATCCATTGATTGTTGAGAATTCGAAAAATATTTATTGTCTTTATGTTTGTAAATATTGGAACAAAATTACTTTAAATTCTTTATTTTATAAAAAAAGAAAAATTTGTTATGTTATTACAAGTTTATCAATTTCAAATAATGAAAATCAAATAATGAGTATTATGATTGAAAATTATACATTTATTAATTTTTATAAAACATTTTTAAATAAAATAAAAGAAAAAGCTTCTATAATAAATTCCGAAAAAAATGAATATTATATAAATTCTATAATCCAAAATAAAACTACCGTAAATATTCTCGCACAAAATTATGAAAAATATAACAAAGATAATGATATAATAGAAGAACCAATTATTCAAAAAATAGGAAAAATAAATAGACAAAACAATTCATGGATATTAAATATTAATTTCAATAATATAATGGAAATTTTAAAGGATATTACTATTGAAAAAAATATTATGAATATTTGTTTAAAAAGAAGAATAAATTTAGGTCAAACATTATGGTATAAATTCGAAGAATAAATTTATATGAAAACATATTATAAATTTAAATGAAAATATTATTTATTAAATGAAATCAATAAATTTTAAATTAATCCATCACAAATTAAATTAGCCATCATTGGAGCTATAGATAAAATATGAAATGGTTCTTTATCTTTTAATAATTCAGCTGTTTCTGGACAAGAATCAGTCGCATAAAATTTTGAAAATTGATTTTCAGATTTTGTAGTAAATTTTTTCCAACTTTCTTGAGGAAATACAGCATGTGTAACATATGCAGATACTTTCTTTGCACCCATTTCTAATAACTTATTTTTTGTTTCTATTAAGGTTCCACCTAATTTGATAAAATTAATCAAAAATTAATTTTTCAAACCTGTTTTTACTAAATCATCAACGATAAATACATGCGAATCTTTTAA